CGCCCTTCTGGCGTGACCTTGCCGGTGAGGATGCCCTAGGCGTTACCGCTTCGGTGCATAGGCCGGATTGGATCACAGACGCCAGCTGGCTCCGAGTTTGCCGGATGCTCGGCTGGAGCTGGCGTTACTGACCGCCGGCCGGATCCGGTGCTACTGTCGCACAGGAGCAAACCCTACCAAGGCTCACCCATGACACAAGATTTTCAGTGGACCGGAACCCACGTGAGCGGCTCTACCGCTTGCGCTGTTGTCAAATACCACGGCCCCACCAACAATCGCGGTTCTCGCTGGATCGCCAGCATCCGCCGAGATCGCGAGACCGTCTGGCGTGGGTCCGTACCTTTCCAGGATGGCCCCATCGCTGCAGCGCTCACCGCTTGCATCAAGGCTGGGGTTGATTGGGCACCGGTCAGCTGCCACAGCATCGATGCCGATACTTACTGCGTGGGGTTCTAGGCAAATTTTCAAGGCAAATTTTCCAGGCGAATTTTCGAGGCTCGGCTGGTGTGCTGGGCCTTTTTCGCACTGGGGCGTCGCTAGTTGGCGAAACGTGAGAGCAGAGAGGTTAGCATGGGTGCATCGAGTTTGTGACTCTAACGTGCCCGAATCTGAGGCTCAAGATGTAAAGAAACCCACCACTGTGGCCAATGACGAGAGCAAGCGCTGGCGTGGTGGGCGACCGATTAACGCGGCTCAAATGGAGGAGCGTGTAACGGCCGCTTACAACCTGATGTTGTCTGGCGGAAGCCGCAGAACCAACGCTGCTCACCTCGCTTCTCGCTTCGGTGTCAGTATTCGGCAGGCAGACAACTACATCTCGCAAGCACAGGAGCTTCTGAGCACCGACTTCCAGGGGCAAAAGGAGCAGGTTTTGAACCAAGTGAACGCCCTGAGGCTCACAGCCATCCGCCAAAGCATGAAACGACACAATTACCAGGTGGTGGCACACCTGCTCGACTCGCTTGCTCGCAGCATGGGCGAAGGAAGCCAGGAAGCGCAGGCCGCTGCTGCGCCGCAGCTGCAGATCACCATCGACGATCGGCGCAATTCATCGGACTGAGCCATTCACGGCCGCGGCCCATTCATGCCTGGGGCGGCCATTCATGCGCGCGGGCGCCTGCAGCTGGAGCGCAGCCGCCTTGCCGGGCTAGTACAAAGATACTGCAATACTGATGTACTGTAGTACAAAGGTATTGTAGTATTGTTGTACTACACTACCGATTGTAACGGTACTAATGTACTATATTACAGTAGGTTGCGCCTAAGCGGCCCACATCGTCACATCTTGTAATGTTACACTGTGTGACAGCCGCGGCCGCTTGCTGGCGCCTAGCTGTTATGTTGCACACAAGCGGCCACCCATGCCGCACAACACCACATCATCATGCAAACCCGCAGCCACACCACCGTCACCGTGTACGGCGGTCGCCTCAACATCTCCAGCTGGGGCAGCGACAACATCAGCGTCACAGATTCCCAGGGCGATCAAATCAGCATCGCTGGCGTTGAAGCACAGCAAATCCGGGATGCCATCACTTCCTACGTTCGCAGCCTCCGGCATTCCAGCGACAGCGAAAAAACCAGCGCCGCAAAGTGGCTGGCACTCCTAGCCGATAGCGTCAGCGAGACCCAGGAGCGGCTCACCCCTAGCGAGGCTGCAGTATGAAGCGCACCATCACGGCCGCGGCGCTGCTGACCCTAGCGGCCTGCTGCAGCGCACCATCGCTGGCACTGGCGCTGCTAGTCGCTGCCGCTGGCGTCGCCCGACCGGTAAAGTGTAACATTTCGTAATGTTACATTGTGTGACAGTATCACTCCCTAGCGGCTCTCCCCTGCTACAGTAGGGGAGTCGTTAGGGACATCATCCCATGACCAGCATCACAGCCCAAGCAACTAAAGCCGAGATCATCACGAGCGCCTGCGAGGCGATCGACCACCAGGCCGCCACCATCGAGCGGCTGCAACAACAATCCCGGATTCTCTGGGCAGCGCTCGCGCTGTCCCTCGCTTGGCAGCTGCTGTTTTAGTACAGCTGTTCGGTAGTCCATCAGTACTAGCCGGGGGGTAGCCTCCGGCTTTTTGCTGCGCAGTTCGGTACCCAGGGAACCTACTGACATATCCTCAATTTCTTCTACTGTCACACAAGGGGGGCAGGGGTTCGATTCCTGTAATACCCTAGAAAGTACCCTCCTACATAAAAATGCCCGAAGCGGCTGGAACACTCAACCTCCGATACGCCCAAGGTGAAGTGTTTAGGAGCCGTAAACGCTTCAGGGTGTTGGTTGCCGGCCGCCGCTTCGGCAAAAGCTACCTTTCCTGCATCGAATTGCTGCGTGGAGCGATCGAACGCCCCGGTGAAACGTTCTTTTACGCCGCCCCCACGTACCGAATGGCAAAAGACATCGCCTGGAAGGTACTAAAAAAGCTAGTCCCCAAAGCCTGGATCAAGTCAAAAAACGAGACCGACCTCAAGATCGAACTCGTCAACGGCAGCACGATCGAACTGAAGGGCACCGAAAACGCCATGGCCTTGCGCGGCCGAAGTTTGGCTGGCGTGGTGCTGGACGAAGCCGCCTTCATGGACAGCGAAGTCTGGTTTGAGGTGATCCGCCCCGCCTTAGCCGACAAACAAGGCTGGGCATTATTCATCTCCACCCCCGACGGCACGGCTAGCTGGTTCTACGAACTCTGGCAATACGCCGATAGCGACGACTCGGACTGGAGCCGATGGCAATTCACGACGATTGACGGCGATAACGTCCCACCGGAAGAAATCGAAGCGGCTCGCGCCCAACTCGACCCTCGAACATTTCGGCAAGAGTTCGAGGCTTCGTTCGAGAACCTATCCGGCTTAGTAGCCATAAGCTTCAGCGACGAAAACATCGATAAAGGCGTTCAAGACCTCGCTGTCCTCCCACTGTTGATCGGCGTCGACTTCAACGTCGACCCAATGAGTGCCGTCTGCGCCGTCAAAAAAGGCGACGTGCTCTGGGTCTTCGACGAGATCATCATGACCGGTGGCGCCACCACCTGGGATCTCTGCGAAGAAATCCAATCCCGCTACGGCATTGAGCGCCGCATCATCGCTTGCCCCGACCCTACGGGCGGCGCCCGCAAAACCAGCGGCGTTGGAGCGACCGACCACAACATCCTCCGCAAATCTGGCTTCACGGTATCCAGTCCCCGCAATCCCTGGAAGATCCGCGACAAGATCACCTGCGTCAACACCGCCCTCCTCGACGCCACTGGAACCCGCCGCCTCTTCATCCACCCAAAATGTAAGGAACTAATCAAGTCCCTCCGCACCTTGACTTATGCCCCAGGAACCGGTCTCCCCAACAAGAATCTCGGCGTCGATCATGCTTTCGATGCTCTTGGCTACTTGTGCCTTCAAACTTTCAACCTTGCCAAGCCCGAGTCGCTCGGCAAAACGACCTATCGTGTGTGGTAGGACCACCTTCCTGGCGCATCATGGCGAAAAAGAAGCCCACGAAAGCGCAAAAGAAGGTGGAAAAAGTGATGTCCGAGTACAAATCGGGCTCACTGAAATCCAGCTCGGGCAAAAAAGTAGCTAGCCGCAAGCAAGCTATTGCCATTGCCATGTCCGAGGCTGGAATGACCCGCAAAAAGAGGAAAAAGTAATGGCAAAACGCGGCCTTTACTCCAACATCCACGCTAAGCGCAAGCGTATCGCTGCCGGCAGCGGCGAAAAAATGCGCAAGCCTGGCACTAAGGGTGCCCCCACCGCCGCTGCCTTCAAAGCAGCCGCCAAAACCGCGCGACCTAAAGGTCGCAAAAAAACCAAGTAAGGAGAGTTATGGCCGTCACCATCTCCCGTGGCACCAACTTGGTGGAACACCACCAATCAACTGCCCTAACAGCCGTCAACGACTCCTTTGAAATCCACGCGGACAGCAGCGAATTCACCTTTGCCGCCGTCGTAACGGGTGGTGCCAACTTCACCCTGTCCTTTGAAGCCTCCTATAACGGCGGCGGCACTTATTTTGAACTTGACACCAGTAAAACTATCAATAGCAACGGCCAATACGCCTATTTCTACACAGGAAAACCCGCAAATCGCATCCGTATGCGCATTGCAGCCATCAGCTCTGGCACACCTAGCGTTATCCCCATCATTGCAGTCGCATATCACGGCTAATGATCCAAACAGTTAGCGGAGGCTGTATTCACATCGAAATCGATGCTGAGGACGGCCTCACCCACGCAACATTCGTCTTCAAAACACCCCAAAACCCCGAAATTCTCGGCGATTTTGTTAGCAAACTAGCCAGCGGAATCGAAGTGCTGGTGCCCATCGACGACCTTGACGACGAGGAGGATGACGATGATTGAGTATCGCGGCGAAAAATTTTCTGGGTATAACAAACCCAAGCGCACCCCCAACCACCCAAACAAATCCCACGCAGTGCTCGCCAAGGAAGGCGACCAAGTAAAACTTATCCGTTTCGGCCAACAAGGTGTCTCTGGATCACCCAAACGCGAGGGTGAATCCGCTGCAGCAAAAGCCCGCCGCGAATCCTTCAAAGCACGTCACGCAACAAACATCGCAAAGGGCAAAATGTCTGCCGCCTACTGGGCAAACAAAACTAAGTGGTAGTAGCTCTGCCAAAATAAGTACACAGTAGGAGTCAAGCCGTGGTCTACAGCGCCAACATCCCACCGACTGGAGCTGTAGTCAGCGAGTCGCCGTTTGTCCGCAGCCTGGAAGTCATCGCAATGATGTCCGAC